CCGCCCGATGTTTCGCACCAGGCAGGATGTTTGCTTTTAATATATTCAGCGTCTTTACCGGTTACCGTCTGGCCAGGGAGATATATTCTGCTTTTCCCGTCTATGCATCCCCTGAACACTTTGGTCATCTTTATAGCTGGTTTTTCTATGTCGGCAGCAATCTCTCCACCTGGTTTTGATGCAGTTTCATATTTTTTCATAGTCATCACCCTTATGATATTTCAATATACTCAATCAAGATGTCAAAATCTGCCTCTGTAAATGCTTCCCCAGCAGTTACAGTAACGCTTTCGCCGCCTGAAGTAATATCAGGCTCTGGTACTAATGCACCCGAACCATCTTCATCTGCATAAAGCAAAGCACCTAAAGTCTGACCTCCGCTTGCTAGAGTGCCTTTTACAAGTCCAGCAGTTGCAACTAAAACACCTGCCAGAAAACCGTTAGGATCATCACTTCCTGAGCCGTTAGTACCTACATCAATAGTTTTAGTAGTTGCTGTTTCTTCTTTTGTGTTTACATTAATAAATACATTTTTAACAATAGCAGTTGCAGGTAAATCCCAGCCCGTATCTACTTCAGAGGTATCGCTAAAATCAGCAGCAGTCATATTTATTTTCTTAATTTTACTAACCGCTCCTACTGCTGATAAATCAAGTTCATTTAACTCTGCCACCGTTGCTGTAAGCTCAGTCCCGTTAAAAGCTAGAGCATCAAGTAAATCAAATCTATCGTTAGTTGCATCAAATTTCGCAATGTTATTCCCTGTTGTTTTGGAATAGAAGATCAGATTTCCACCATCCCATTTTGAACCAATGTTATCTACTGCTGCCATTGCCTGCATGCTGAAAAAAACGGCCAGCATGGCAACAATTACTAAAATAGAGAATATCATGAGTTATTTCACTCCCTTTTTATTAAGGGAGCAGTTAGCCCACTCCCTTATATTAATTTTTAAGCAATTGCAGTTGCAGATTCAGACTTAGCATAACGTGTGCCTGACAGTATTGCTACTGCAGAACCGTATGTAGCTCCGCCTGGATCAGACCAGCACAACCTTAAGTTTGGATATCCGTCAGTAAGCTCAGCTGCATCTATCTCAATTACATGGGTTGTATTGTCGTTAGCAGATACATCAATGCCTGCTGTGGTTGCACTCTGTTTTGCGCTTAGTGTGTCTCCACCGTCGGTCTCTTCTTTGTAATAGCTAAATGCAATAGCTGTACTATTTGAAGGTGTAAAATTATCGCACTCCTCAATAGTAATATTTCCGGCATCAGAGTTAGTGGTACCTGCAGTTACAATAATTGTTGCATGCCCATGATTCTTCATGGAAAATACATCAGATTCTACTCCCCCATCTACATCCTGAGGGCTTAATATATTAATAACATGACATTCCTCGGCAATATTAATACCTTTTGCTGCCATTTTATTCATCTCCTTTTAATTTTAATTTTTACCTTGCGTTGAGAACAACAAACGGGCTTAAATCGTTGCTCCCCTTATACGGCGTTAATGCAGAATTCCAGAGAGGTTGTCCGTTAACTCTATATATAAAGCGGAATGTGCTCTCTGCATATAGAAATTTCACGTGTATAGATACTGCAGATTGCAGTCCTCCTTTGTCAATTAGCAGATATTGTTTCGGGTCCATGAGAATTATATCTCCCTGGTCTCCCAGTGTTGCGGCCTGTTCAATAGGAATTACAGGGCGGCCTTTCAATCTGGCATAGGGATCTGCAGATAATCCTCCAGGGGGAAGATATGCAGGAACACCGCCTGTTCCGACTACAACTTTAAGCGAATCCAGCTGCGGTTCTACATCTTGATTTATAAACCAGACGGCATTGGCTCTTGAAGGTGCCCACATTCTAGACCACATATTGGTTAAATTTTCATACAACACAGTATCTGCGTCCTGGCCTGATTCTGCCGATACAGATACAAGTGCATCGGAATTGAGTATGCCTAACGGTTTGCCGGCTCCATCTCCGTTGATAATAGCATCATCAAGTTTAAATCCAAACTCCTCGGCAAAGCCATCCTCAATGATTGCCCCAAGCGCTGTAGTATCTTCTAGTAGTTCATCAGTTGCATAGCAGATGCCCATTAATTTTTCAAGATTGAGTTCAAACCTTCCAAGTTTCGGTTTTGTTGCGGTTGCAGTATCAGCTTCGTTTTCCCAGTATGCCTGAATACCACCCCAACGGCTGCCGTTAGCCCTGCTGCTTTCATCAATGGTTCTCATCTTTAGACCATTTCTTTGAGCTCCGATAGGAAATTTACGGCAACGACTTGCAATAACAGAAGTATTGTATGTTCTTTTTAGTAATTCGCCTACATACTCCTGTTCTACAAGGAAACCTCCTTCGGAAGGTATAGCTTCGTTCATTCCTGTAGCCCTGGATTCAACTAGTCTGGGGTCAATTCCCCTTCCCATTTCAGCACGGGCTACTGCCTGGAGAAATTCGCCAAGTGATTTAAATTCACTTTTCCCTTCCTGGCTTTCCTGGCCTTCTCCCTTGCCGGCAATATTTTTCTTTTCTCTGTCGGCAATTTTTTTCAGGTTCTCTATTCTGCCTTCGATTACATTGATCTCGTTATCCAGGGTATTAAATTTCTCTTCCTCTTCTTCGTTAAAACCCCTGTTTTCAGCTTCAGCAGCTTCCACTATACTTTTCTGCTCTTCCATTTTCCCGGCAAGTTCCTGCTTTAATTCTAAGATTTTGTCCATTATTTACACTTCCTCTCATTAATTTTGATTTTAGCTTTATATAAATTAAGCTTGCCTTTAATTTTAACAAGCCTTTCTTTATCACTATCTGTTTTTTCTTTTTTGTGTTCCTCGAAAATATCTTTCCTGGACCTTAGTCCCGATTCAGTTGTCGGGTACCAGGGGAAGGTTACCGGGCTTACATCCATAAGCTCGCCAACTTTTATTATTGTCCTAATCGGGATGTCTCCCTCCTCATTCCAGTTCTCGTCAACCACCGTAAACTGAAATGATGATTGGTCTAAGTCTTTGCGCCTCATTGATTCTTTCAAATCGTTAGCATAAGAGGTATTAGGAGGATCAATCTCATAAAAAAGGCCCTTTTCATCTTCTTCAAGAGCAAGGGTACCGGCTTTTTTCCTTCCCAATATTAAATTCGGATCGTGATTAATTAATGCCCTGGTGTCAGAATTTTTCAGAGCATCCGTAAAAGCCCCAGGTGCTATTTTTTCTATAAACCCCCAGGTTTCAGGAGCAGGATCATCAAATACTGCTGCATAGCCAACAATCTTTTCCTTCTTTTCTTCCCCTTCGCCTTCCGCCTTGACCTCAAATATCGTTTCAACTCTTCTTTGTTCTATATTAGGCATGTAACCACCACCTTTCTAATATGCAGCAATTGAACAAGAGCAGCCCTCGTGGAGTGGAGGATGTGTTATGCTTCCGCCAGGCGAAAAGTCTCCGATACTGTCTTTTGGCTCCATGAAACTCTCTTCAATCCCCACTATTTTCCCATCCATTTCAGAGCAGATCGGGCAAGCATCAGAATTAGCAACCCAGATTAATTTTGTTATGCCACCTGCTGCGAATATTGTTCTTGTAATAGCGCCCTCAAGTTTAACTGCTTCTCTTTCGGCAATTTTATCCGGGCGTTTCTCTTCCCACTCATCCATTCTCTCTTCGACCAGCTCTACCGCATCTGTATCCTTTTCTATAGATTCATTGACAAGGGCTAATATCTGAGCCTGACTATAACTTGTATGGCTACCACCCAGATTCTCCATGTATTTTTTAATAAAATCCTGTACACTATATTCTTCCAGGTTAATTTCATCGGAGGCTTCCTCTGCAATAGATTCAGCAAGGGAATTTAGAACAGGCTCCAATTCTTTTATAACTTCTTCCGGAAATTGCTCATAAAATTTTACTATTTCATCTTTGAAATTGCCTTCTGATCTCAGCTCTTTTTTAATAAGCTCTCTAATAGCTTTAACCTCTTTGTTGATAAGAGTTTCGGCTGCATTTTTAACAAGCCTCTTATATCTGCCGCGAATATTAACTCTTTTGCTTGCAGACCTTCTGGCTCTCAACTCTCTATATTCTATCGTCCTGCTTTTTGCGTTACCATCATCAAGCTTTGGGTTGCTGGCTTCAAGAGGTATAAAATTAAGTGGGACAAATCTCTGGTCTCCGCCTTTTGTTGGGTTCATATTTTCTTTTTCTCTAATATCATTTGGGCTCATAGCTCCAACCTGGAACATCTTATTATAGAATTCCGCTCTAGATTTTGAATCGCCACGAAGTAAGCCCTCGACAACAAATTCTATATAATTCTTGTTATTTTTAGAGCTTATTAATTTGTCATTTAATACCTGTTCTATTCGCACCAGCCAGGGCCTTACCGTATGAATTACAAAGTCGATGGATTGCATTTCAACGCTATTATAACTTGCGCCGTGTTCAAGTTCTGCAAGCAAATATAACGGGACCCTGTATATCCTCGCTATTTCATGGACCTGAAATTTTCTGCTTTCGAGAAATTGGGCGTCATCAGGAGGCACTGATACTTGATGATACTGCATCCCGTGCTCAAAAACCATCAGGTTATGGCTTTTACCTAAACCGCCAAATTTATTTTTAAGGTCCTCTTTCAGCCTTTTGCGCGCATCATCTTTTAATCCTTCCGGGTATTCGACTATTCCTGAAGGATGTGCGCCATTTGAGAAGAATCTCGATCCAAATTCTTCAACCGCAAGGCCAAGTCCAATAGCTTCCCGGGCCATTCTTATGACTGATTTACCTTCTAATCCATCGAAACCAAGCCCCGGAATATGCAAGATTTCTTCGGGAGCATATATTTTATCGGTACCATTGTCCATAATATAACTTCCTGCTCTCTATTACAGGCTTCATTCTAGCCGGATTTAATGGCCATAGACTTATTATCTTCCCTCCGGCTTCCTGCATTTCAGAGTAATGATTGCCCCAGAGTAGCAGATGGGCCATCATTACCTCACGCCAGGTGAAGGATGTCATAATATTATTCGGCTTCTTGTGAAGCAATGGATACAGATAATTGCTCTTTGCCTTCTTTTTGCCTCCATCCTGCAGTTCCTCATATACATTTAACGGCAAAGATGCAATTGTCTCAGCTAGTATTCGTACACATGCATATACTGCCGAATTGCTAATAGCAGTATCTCCATCGATATACTTGCCAGAATTCGATGAGAACCCTGACATTAGATGATCCATCCATATATCGAGTTGACTTACTGATTGGCTTCTCTTTTCTTTGATGCTAGATATTATCCCCATTAATTACCACCTGCCCTCAGCCATCCCACGGCCATAAAAATAACCCCTGTCAATATACAACTGACCGCGGGGCTAAATAGCCATAGTCCATATGAAAATAAAATTACTCCAGCGCCAAACATAATATCATTACAATCTATCTTCACAATGTTACCACCACCCTTCAAATTACTAAGATGTCATAGTCCTCATATACGTTTTTGGGGGCATCTACTATAACTCTGGCCATAGCATTTACAAAAGCTACCAGACCATCAATTCTTTCTGTAGATTTTGATTTAACCGGCTTTATATTTTCTGAATCATCGCTTTTTACTTCAACATTGCCGACATTCCATCTTAAAACCGGGTGTCCTCCATGATTGAGCTCTTTTGATTTAACTATTTGCTCTATTTTTTTCATTGCCGGGCTCATTGATTTAGGCCCCTGTCTTACTTCAACCATTGTCATCCCTTCGTCTTCAAGTTTAATAGCCGTCTGCATAGCGCTCCAGGAGTCATAACCAATCTGGATAATATCGAACGTTTTCGCGGCTTCTTCTATTTCTTTAATAATAAAATCGTAGTCTATAACATTGCCAGGAGTTAATTTCATATATCCCTGTTTGGCCCAGACATCATAAGCCACTTTGTCTGTCCGAACTCTTTCCGTCGCATTATCTTCTGGTACCCAGAACCAAGGTAATACTATCCACTTTCTGTTAATGTCATCGGGAGGGAATACCAAAACAAAGGAGGTTAAGTCTACCGTAGATGATAAATCTAAACCTCCATAACATGGCCTACCTATTAACTTATCTTTATCAATTTTACCTTTACACAAATCCCAATAATCAAGGGAAAGCCATTTATGTAATTTTAGTTTCTCCCATGAATTTAGCCTTAGCCACCTGAAATTCTTTTCTTTGGCTAGATTGGTTTTTGCCCTGGTGTATAGCTCCTCAACCTTTTCCATGGTTATTGTGTGTCCAATCGAAGGATTTATCTTCTTCCAGGTATCTTTATTGGTCCATATTTCTCGCCAGGCTGCATCATCACTTATATCTTTTTTTATAACTTCATATTCTTTACCCTTCCAGATGCGTTTATTATCTTTATCTAATCCATATATCATAGAATAAAAAGTAGGGTCAATCTTAACACCAGTTAATATGTCAACGGCCATCTGGTGGACTTCCCAGCCTATAGAACTTCTATCTGCATCATCCCCAGCAGTAGAGATAATAAAAAATAATGGCTGTGCCCTAGCGTCTCCAGAACCATCAGTCATTACATCGAACAATTCTCTGTTCGGCTGTGCGTGTAACTCATCAAAAATAACGCCGTGTACATTAAGGCCGTGTTTCGTGAACGCTTCTGCTGAAAGGACCTGATAAAAAGACCTCGTCGGCATATATACTAATCTTTTTTGTGATAATATTGGTTTTATATGTTTTTTGAGAGGTGGACATTGGTCAACCATATCTACAGCCACATCAAAGATAATACTGGCTTGAGCCCTATCGGCTGCACAGCCATAAACTTCAGCAGCCCATTCGTTGTCTCCCGCAAGCATTTTTAGTGCTATGCCGGCGCCTAATTCCGATTTGCCGTTCTTTTTAGGAACTTCTAAATAAGCTGTATTATATTGCCTGTACCCACTTTCTTTGAGTGTGCCGAAAATGTCTTTTAAGGCTAGTTTCTGCCAGTCCAATAATGTAAAATTAACTCCACGCCATTTTCCTTTTGTGTGTTTGAGGCTTTTTATAAATCTAATTGCTTGTTCTGCTTTTTCTTCTGAGTAGTAACTCATTTATTTCACTCCAAACAGTAGCCCCTCCATTTCTTCTTCCGGATCAGGATTCTTAACATCAATTCCTGATCTGCTGGAAGGAGTTAATCCAAATTCTTGTGCCATATCCTTATATTTTTTATATGCTTTATCAGCTCTTAATGCATAAGGATGCTGAGCAGTATACCCGCTCTCTTCATAAGTGACTGTCTCTCCTTCTATAATTGTTTTTATTTGAGAGCTCACCCACTCGCCATAACAAACGCATAAAATAGCATAACTTTCTGAATCGATTTCAGTTAGTAAACCCAGGTCAAATAATTTGCTTGTGTTTTTATCCCAGAACTCATTTGCATATTTTAGAATATCTCTTTCTTTTGTATCTTCAATCGTATAATATCTTAACTTAAGCCAGGTAGGTTTCTCAGGCAAAGAAGGAACCGGCTTTGGTTCGTTTTCATTAAGCGGTCTCTTCCCGGGATTTCCTTCTAATACTTTTAAAGTAGTTGGTTTCGGTGCTGGACCTCTTTTACCCATTTTTTTTACACCC